GCAGATAAGGAACTGGCGTGATGACAAGCGTGAGTTAGCGGCACACAACATGGGCCTAGCGAGCCAGCGCATCCTCATCTCAAAGATCCTGATGCTTGCCCGTAAGTTTCGTGGGTCGCGCATGTTCATGCCATCCTCGTGTGACTTCCGTGGTCGCATCTATCAGATCCCAAGCTACCTTAACTACCAAGGACCGGACCATTGCAGGGGATTGTTACAATTTCACAGGGGTCTTCCCATCAAGAGTGATGAGGACAAGAAGTGGTTAGGTATTCACGGAGCCAACTGTTTTGGAAACGACAAGATCGCCTTCGATGATCGCCTTGCGTGGGCTGAAGGATTCACCCGTGATGCCATACGGATTGCCAGCGACCCAAGGGGGAACAGGGAGTGGGCCGAGGCGGACGAACCGTGGCAAGCATTGGCGTGGTGTTTTGAATGGGCTGACCTCCACACCAAGACCTCCAAGAACTTTCAGACCTACCTTCCGTGTGCGATGGACGCGACGAACTCTGGATTGCAGTTGTTATCATTGTTAAGTCGCGATGAACATGGATGTCACGCCACCAACGTAAGCCCCACGGATTCCCCTGAAGACATCTATCGGATGGTATCGGATCATACCTTGGGAGTCCTTCGTGATCATGCAGCCGAGGGTCGTGACTACGCTCGCCTTTGGGTGGACTTCGGGATCGGCCGAGTCATGGCGAAGCGTCCGGTCATGTGTTACAGTTATGGTTTAACTCCCTACTCCAACAGGGATTACGTCGCTTCATGGTATGATGAGACCCGCCGGCAACGTGGCATTGAGTGTGTCTTTGGTCGCCGTCACGTTTACCCAGCCATTAAATATCTTGGGGATCTCCTGTGGGAAAGCATTGAGACGCTCCTTACTCGCCCGAAGCAGGTCATGGATTGGTTCCAGGAGGTTGCCCACATGTTAGCGGAACAGGACGAGGCACTCACATGGACAACACCGAGTGGTTTCCGAGTGAGCCAAGACTACCGCAAGCAGGTCAGCCGGAAGGTTGCCACATGGTTACACGGATCACTCACTGCTGTTAGGTTTAAAGACAGCACCGACGAACTCGACACCCGAAAGCAGCGCAACGGGGTAGCTCCTAATGTAGTCCATAGTTTGGACGCTGCTGGGTTGGTGTTAACTACTAACGAAGCACACCGCCGGGGTGTTTATGACTTCGCGATGATTCACGACAGCTTTGCCACTCACAGTAATAACTGCGATGCATTGGCCTCTTCGATACGCGACAGCTTTGCCGAAATGTTCTCGAAAGATATTCTTGCAAGCCTCGCAGAACAATGGCAAAACAATAGTGTTGAGCCTCTACCTCCCCTACCCGAATACGGAAACTTTGATGTTAACACCCTTCGGGACTCAAAATACTTTTTCAGCTAACAATTAAAGCTGAAGGAAACACAAAAAAGAAACCACAAAAAGAAACCACAAAAAAAAAGATGAAAAACCAAAATCTTAAAATTACCACCCCAGTCGGTAAAAGCGTTTACCCTAAACTGGTAGAACCTGACACCAAGTTCGATGACAACGGTGTGTTTAGTTGTCGATTGATTTTGAGCGAAGAGGATTACAATACCGTTGACGCTCAGATCACCACTTGGCTTGATGCCGAATACGAACGCCACTGCAAAGAGGCTGGGGGCAAGAAGCTCAAGCGACACGATAGCCCTCCTCTCAAGCAGAATGATGACGGCGACTACGAGTTGTTTGCCAAGCAGATTGCTCGTCGTGAAACCAATAAAGGTGTCTTGAACTTCTCGGTCGCTCTCTTTGACAGCACCGGAAAGAAGATCAACGATCCTCCTAACATTGGTAGCGGTTCCAAGTTCCGACTTTCCGTTGAGCCACACTCATGGAACAGCCCGATGCTTGGTGTTGGATACACCCTTAGACTCCGTGCTGCTCAACTCATTGAGCTTGTTGAATACAATCCTGGTGGCGGCGAAGCCTTCGGGTTTGGTTCAGAGGATGGAGGATTTGTTAGCGAAGATCTCGGTGATGCGCTCACTGATGACCACGGTTCCGATGCCAAGGTTCCGTTCTAAATTTGAAAAGAGGTTGGCCCTTGCACTAGAACGTGCGGGGGTCAGCTTCGGCTACGAGACCGAACGTATCGGCTACCTCAAGCAGCACCACTACACTCCTGACTTCGTTCTTGGGAATGGTGTTATGCTGGAGGCCAAGGGCCGGTTCCTTTCGAGTGACCGTGCCAAGCATTTATTGATAAAAAAGCAGCACCCGGAGATGGACATAAGGTTCGTCTTCATGCGTGCATCTAACACCTTGACCAAGCGGAGCAAGACCACCTATGCGGATTGGTGTGACAAGCACGGATTCCTTTGGTGTGAGAATAGCATCCCACGTTCTTGGTTCGACTAGGTAACCACCACCATGTATAAAAAAACACACTTGCCGTGCGAAGAGTGCGGCTCAAGCGATGCCTTGTGCATCAACGAAGATGACTCGACTTACTGCCACTCATGTGGTTCATACAAGCGACCATCTGAAGACACAAAAATTGAAATGAAAATAAACAAACCACTACACTCTACGGATGACACGTTCCTTGATGGACGTTACTCTGACATACCCGCCCGTCACATAACCCATGACACCTGTCGCCGTATGCGCTACCGCATCGGGGAATACAAAGGACGGTGCTGCCACATCGCTGACTACTACGACGATGATCGCAAACTGGTAGGACAGAAGCTAAGATTTGAAGGCAAGCAGTTCATGATCCTCGGTAAGATCGCTGACCGATTCTATGGACAACACCTGCACCCGATGGGTGGAATGAAGTTAGTTGTTACTGAAGGCGAGGTTGATGCCTTGAGTGTTAGCCAGATACAGGACAACAAGTATGCCGTGGTATCCCTTCCGACTGGCAGTCAGTCAGCAGCTAACGTCTTCAAGAAGAACCTGAGATGGCTTGAGAAGTGGCAGGAGGTTATCCTGATGTTCGACGAGGATGAACCAGGACGCAAAGCCGTAGAAGATGTTGTTGGTATTCTTCCAGCCGGGAAAGCCAAGGTCGCCCGTCTTCCGCTGAAGGATGCCAACGAATGCCTTGTCAATAAGAGATCCAAGGATGTTATCCATGCGATCTTCCAAGCTAACCCGTGGAGACCTGATGCTATTATCTCTGGTGCTGACATCCATGAGCGATTGGTCAACCCGAAGCACACCGAAAGCATCCCTTATCCATTCGATGGTCTTAACAACATGACCCGAGGAATACGCAAGGGAGAGATTGTTACCTTCTGTGCTGGGTCGGGACAAGGGAAGTCACAGATCTGTCGTATCATCTGTCATCACATCCTCACCACCACTGATAAGTCCGTGGGATACATTGCCCTTGAGGAATCCATTGAGCGCACTGCGTTGGGCATTGTGGGATTGGAGATGGGAAAACAACTACACCTCGACCCTGAGTCAATCTATGAAGACCTAGAGTTTGATGAGGCTTACACCAACACCGTAGGATCTGGAAGGATGTGGTTATATGACCATTGGGGAAGCCTTGATGCCGACCGTCTGTTGTCACATGTCATGCACATGGCGAAGGCGATGGATGTTGAGTATGTTGTTCTGGATCATGTCAGCATTGTTGTTAGTGGAATGCAAGATGGCGACGAACGCCGCATGATTGATAACCTTATGACCAAGCTCCGTGCGTTGGTTGAGGAGTGTGGCATTGCGTTAATCCTGGTGAGTCATCTTAAGCGTCCCTCGGATGGACGAGGACATGAAGAAGGAACCAGCACCAGCCTTGCACACCTACGAGGATCAGCAGCGATTGCCCAGCTAAGTGACATGGTGGTGGGCTTGGAGCGTAACCAACAAGACACTGAGCATAAGCACCTTACAGCAATCCGTGTGTTAAAGAACCGCTTCAGTGGTGAGACCGGACTGTGTGACAATCTTTCCTTTAACCCAAACACCGGACGCATGGCCGAGTGTAACTTTGAAGCTCTATAATAATTATGAAAACTAAAATACTATTCTTCGACATTGAAACCAACGCCATTGACCATTGGCCAACCCTCGGTGGATTAACCGACCTCCACTGCATCAGTGTGTTCAACCCCGAGGACATCTACCCGCTGAGAGCGAATGAAAGAAACAGCTATGAGTGAGAAACCAAAAGAAGAAAACGAACAGGCAGCGAGTAGCGGGTTAGATGATCCGCCTTGTTATGCACTTACGATTATGAAACACGCAATTTACGAAAAACGATTCAACTACGAAATGGAATGCCGCCGATTCGACGCGCCGGAAGAAGACGTTGGGAAATGGCTAGAGGATCAAGCGGTGGA